GCTAAACTTGGTATAAATTATCATAATTTAACTTCAGAACAAGCTACAGAAATGCTTAAAAACAATCCTGTGCCATACAGGGGTGAACCTGCTTTCTTTTATAATGGAGCAGTATTTATTGTTGGAGATAATGTTAAACCTGGTATTCTTTTACATGAGTTTTCACATCCTTTACTTCAAGGTATAAGAAAATCCAATCCTCAACTATTTAATAATTTATACAATCAATTATCTAAAACAGAAGAAGGTCTTGAAATCATAGCATATATAACAAAAGCATATCCAGAATTAGAAATAGATTCAGATTTATTTAAGGAAGAAGCATTAGCATTTGCTATGCAACTAAAATCTATGAATAAACTTGAAAATAAAATTGAAACAGAAGGGTTTGAGTCTTTTATGACCAAGTTATTAGCTTCAATAAAACAGTTATTACGTGAAATATTTGGGACTGGTGTAAACTTGAAAAACCTTAATGAATCAACATCTCTTGATGAATTAGCTGAAATGCTACTTGATGACACTATGTTTGATTTTGGAGAAGTAAATCTAACAGAAGATGATTTGGTAATGTATATTAAAGATATTTTTACAGAAGCAGATAAACTCACATCCAGTGTTAAAGCCAATGTTTTACAAGGAATGGTAAATGAAACTTATGCAAGTAATAAACAAACTGTAAATGAAATTAAAGAATTTAAATCTGATAAAGTAACAAGAGAAATGTTAGAAAAAGCTTTAAAAAAGCAAAATACAACAAACTTATTACCTGGTGTAGATGAAATTCTTAAAGGATATCAAAATATTAATAATTTATCTACAGTATTAGATGAAGATTTAGAAGATTTAGAAAAAACAAAACAAATGGCTGCGGCTTTAATTAATAGTATTGATAGGATAAATACATCAAGTAATAATATAATTAAAGAAATAAACAATATAAATAAACAACCTGATTTAATTAGTAATAGAAATACAATTGCTTTATTAGGTCTTTATAAAAACACTTCTCTTTCTTGGTTAAATATAATTGGTCAAATTAATGAACTTTTAGATGAATCTGAAATAGATAAAAACAGTGAGTTTTATTCACTTATTACTAGTATTGTTAATAATGCTACTGTAATTAATTCTAAAATTGCTCAAATTTATAAAAAAGGAAACATTCAAACTTTTATAGAAATTACTGGTTACATGAATGAATTTGTAAATAATGAGTTAAAATCTAATTTAGGTATTGCTTTAAAGAAATCATTTTCTGAATCTGAGTTAGAAGCAGCAGTTGATGATTTATATAAAAAAGTTGTTAATCAAAAATTTACTCCTGAAGATGCTCAAGCTCTTTATGATAAAGGTGTTCCAGCAAATGTTCTTCAAGAATTTATTGACAAGTACAATAAATATATAGTAAATGAAGATAGAATAAAAGATGCTCTTACTGGACATGCTAAAGATGTGAGTTGGTTTAATAGATGGTTAGAATCTTATAGTTCTAGTAATGATATTATAGTAGGTCCTTTAGCTATGTTTATTCAAAACCAAAAAACTGAAGTAGAAACTAAAGTTTGGAGAATGTCTCAAGATTTTAGAGCTCAATTAGAAAAATTACTTCCACAAGTAAATTTTAGTAAACTAAATTCTACTCAAATAAGAGATATGGTTGCTGAAAAAGACCAGATATTTTATTTTAATAAAAAAACTGGAAAATATGAATCTAAAGATGTTTATACTTTCTTAAATGAATTTGGAAATGGATGGAGATTTAAACTAGATGAATTAGAATTTTTATATGAAGAAGCTAAAAAAACTGATGATAAAGCTAACATTGCAAAAACTCTTAATGACTTAAGACAATTTAATGAAGATTATATGTGGCAAGAGTTTTCATTAGATTATTATGAAAAAGATGATCTCTTTAAAAACTCTGATATTGGAGTATTAGCATATGCAGCTAGAAGAAGTGCCTTGGAAAATTTTGTCAACTTACAAAACAGTTTGCAAAAAGAATATGAAAGATTTGAAAGACATAGTGAATTAAAAGAAGCTTTTAAAACTTATGAAAGATTGTATTCTTTACAAAATACAGATGGAACTCAAAAAGTTGATGATCCAGCAAAAGGTATTTATGATAAATCAATTGCTGAATTATTAATTAAACACAGACAAGAAACTAGTAAATTTTATGAATGGGTTCCAATTATTAATTCTTTAGATTCAGCATATAATGAATTTGTATCTGAATTACTTACTAAAAATATTAAAAAAGATAGTAAAGAATATAATAAACTACTAAGAGATTGGCAAAAACAAAATATTAGAGTTGTTTATTCTCAAGAATATTATGATGAAAGAACTAAATTATTTGATAGATTAAATTCTATTCAATCTCAAATTAATGAACAATTAAAAACAGATTACAATGTATCTGATGAATACAAAAAAATATTAGATTTATTGTACACATTTAAAGATGATTTTGGACAACCAGATCCTACACAATTAGGAGAAGAAAGACTTAAAAAAATAAAAGATATACAACAAAATATAATTAATTTAAGACAAAAAATAGATAAATATACTGGTTTATCAAAAGAAGATGCAAATACACTTCATGAATTAATTATTAAATCAAGTGATGAAGAATTAACTGATGAAGAAGCTGAAGAATTAGATAGATTAATTACTGCTAAAAAAGATATTGATATTAATTTAGTTGAATCTTTGTCAGAAGTAATAGGTGAACTATCAGATATTTCTAGTAAGTATCCAACAGATTACTACATGGAAGCTTTAGAAACACATTTGTCAAAATATGATAACATTCCTGCTTTTACTGATGTTACAGTAGATAACTTTATTAATGGTAAATTATTTCAAGAATTACTTGATCCAGAAAGTGATTTATATGAAAAAGAATTGTTTAATTGGTTTGATTTAAATCATGTTGAAATTAAAGTTTATGAAGATGGTGAATTAGTTACAAAATATCAGAGAACTGCAGCTAATTCTTATAGCAAACCAACTAACCCAAAACATTTTATTAATACTAAAATAAATGATAACCAAACTGGACAAGTTATTTCTATTATAGGTGTTCCTAATATAAGACACTCAAGAAGAGAAGTTAAAAATGAATATAGAACAATACCAAGAGGTTCTAAAAGAACAGATTATGTTGGAAAATTTATTGATAATAAAGGAAACTTTTTACCAAGATCTTTTGACCCAAGTTCTAAAAATAGTGCAAAAAATAGTAAATATATTAGTGATAAATTTAAAAAAATAAAATCTAATCCTAACTCTCCAGAGTATAAGTTATTAGAACTAATGAAAAATTATCATTTACAATTACAAGAAGGAGCTTCTACTTATGGTAAACTTTATTTAGATGTACCAAGATATGGTATTGAAAGAGGAGATTTCTATCAAGTTTTACAAAAAGGAGAATATGGAGAAAGATTTAAAGAAGTTAGAAGTAATGTACAAGAATGGTTAAAACAAACATTTGGTAAATCAGTACAAGATAATTTAGATCAATTTAATTACAATCCTGAAAACAATTTAGTAAATACAGATTTACAAGGGAATCAGATTTCCTATATCCCTGTAACAGGTATTTATAATTTAGATGTAAAAAATGTAGATGCTGATATATTTAATTCATTATTTAAATATGGTCTTTCAGTACAAACACAAAGTGCATTAATTAAAAGTTTACCATTAGTAAACTCAATTATGGAAACTTTAGAAGATCCTGCTAATCAACTTAAAAACTTAGACTCATTTTCAAAAAGTATTTATAAATTAAGAAAAAAACAACAAAATCCAAATAAACCTAATTCTGTAAACAATAGAGCAAGTCAAGTAAGATCACTTATTGAAAGAGAGTATAATGGAAGACAAGCAGTTGGTATTGAAGAAAACCATCCTGTTTTAAGTAAATGGTTAACGGCATTAACTAGTAGATCTAGTAGAGCTGCTTTAGCATTAAACATACCATCAGATCTTAAAAATCAAGTATCTGGTTATATTCAAACTATTATTGAAGCCTCTGGAAACAGATTTATTTCTGGTAGAGATCTAGCTTTGTCTGCAACATGGACAACTAAAGCTATGTTAGAATGGACTACTAAAGGAATTTATGAAATAGGTCCTGGTGCAATTACAACACAATTAGTTCAAGTTTTTGATCCTAATTTTAAATCAACAGATGAAAATGGTACAACTATATACAGGTCTTTATATAAAGATTTAATAAATGGTGAATGGATGTATATGCACCGTAAGTTTGGTGAAATGGAAGTTGCTATGAGATTGTTTGGAGCATTTCTACATGCTGAAAAAATTGAACAAACTTATTCAGATGGTTCAAAAAGTTTAATAAATTATTCAGATGTTTGGGAAAAAAATGATTTAGGAATACTTAAGCTTAAAGAAGGTATTCATCCAGGTTGGGGTTATGAATCTGTATATCATACATATACTAAAGGTGAAAAATTAGAAGATATTGCAAAAAAATATAATGTAACAGTAGAAGAACTTAAAGCTAAAAATAGAGTTAACTCTGAAATTTTACTTAAAGATGGTCAAGAAATTGTTATTTCTAAATCAGAATATTTTATGCAATTTAAAAATAAACTACAAGCTACATCAAGAGCACTATTTGGAGTTTATGATACATTTGGTCAACCAGAAGGTAATAAGTTAATAATGTACCGTATGTTTTTCTTTATGAGAAAATGGTTTACACCAATGTTTGCTAATAGATTTGGAATGGATCTTTCTAAAGAAAATTTTGGAGGAGCTAGATATGATTGGGCAATGGGAAGAACTACAAAAGGTTTTTATGTAGAAGCATTTCAAGCTTTTTATAAAATAATTAAATCAAAAGGTGTAGACTATCAATATCTTACTGATGAACAAAAAACATCACTTAAAAAAGTTAGTGCAGAAGGATTAATAATAATTGCATCTGCTTTATTAGCTTCTATGTTATTTGGATTTGATGATGATGATCCAGAAAAATGGAAAAAACTAAAAGCTAAATCAGGAGCTTTATTTACTGATGAATTTAATACTTATGGTTTTATATCTAATCATGCTTTGTTATTATTATTAGGTTTACAAGCTGAAACTGGTGCATTTGTACCATTACCTTCTATACACGGTTTCAATTTAGGTGCTGATGATTATGCAAAAATGTTAACTTCAACTACAACAGCATTTGGAAATACATTGCTAACTTATATTGAAATCTTTGGGGATGTGTTAAATTTAATTACTTTTAATGATGAAGCTATAAGATATAAAAAAGATGTAGGTCCTTATTGGTGGCAGAAAAAAGGAGAATTAAAAACTTATAAAAGAGTTTTTAATATGTTAGGTTTAACAGGTGGTATTGGAGATCCAGAAAAAGGAATACAAAACTTGAAAAAAGGTTCTACTAGAATTAGATAAGATAAAAAAGAAAAAAAAAGGGAGAGCCCGAAAGCTCTCCCTAATTTTATTTAATTAATTCATTATTAACAAACTGTTTCAAGTTTGGTTTAAAATAGTTAATTCCTTTAAGAATTTTACCATCTTCTCTCATGATTGCTTTACCATCTTCTCCAACTTTACTCATGTTGCTGGAGTGAATCTCATCAAATACTTTTTCTATTATATCTTGCATACCATGTTTAAGTATAGTACCACATAAAATATATAATTGATCACCAAGAGCATCTGCTATTTCTATTAAATCACTTTTATCACAAGCATCAAAATACTCATCATTTTCTTCAGCCATAAGCTTATGTCTTAATATCCACTCATGATGTTCTATTAATCTTGAATCTGTACCATTTTCTTGGTTGAAAGTTTCATGGAACTCTCTTACTTTATTTAATTGCTTTAACATAATTTAATTTTATTTAACTTCCACAATTTAAACAACCTTCATCATCATCTTCTTCAGGATGTTTTTCAATCCTTGGATTGAGTTTTTTTTTTAATTCATAAATTTTTTGTTGAAGTTCACCATCTTCAAAAATATTACCTGAAAGTAGATTTTTATATTGTTGAATTTCTTGTTGAATTTCTTGTTCTGTTTTTTCCATATTATTTTATTTTAGTTTATAACAAAGATAAAAAAAGAGGTAGTTTCCTACCTCTTAAAAAAATAAAAAATTAATTATTAAAACAAATCAGGTATGCAATCAGAATCTTCTTCAGTTGAAGGACTAAAGTCTAATGAAAAATCTGGTTCTTCTTTAGCTTTCTCTTCATTTGGTATTCTTATTAAGATATCATCAAGTGATAATCTTTCAATTTTTGGTTCTTCTATAGGAGTAACAAATTCATTGTGTGCTTCTATAGCTTCTAACAACGGAGCTTCAAATGTATTTCCTACAGGATCAGTATACTGAATTAAATCATTTACATTATCTTCAACAGCAAACTCATCTTCAGTTTCAGGTTCTTCTATAGCAGCATATTTTATATCTTCATCAATTATATCAGCTTCAATATCAGCTTTTATATTATCTCTTTCAATTGCTAATTCAGATAACTCAGGTTCTTCTACTAAAGGTGTGCACACAACTATTTCTTCTTCAACAATAGCTACTGAAGTTACAGGAACATATTTAGAAAACTTATAAATAGTATCTATAAAATAATGCAACACTCTTTGATCTTCCATCCAAGTTTTAGGATGTGACTGTTGTAAAGCAATAGTAACATAATTATAAAAAGCCCACAAACTATCTGAGTTTGCAAAGTTTTTCATTGGTCTTTCAATATAGTTTTTTACAATATTTGCTTGTTCTGTTGTTAAAATACCATACTCTGCAAATAATATACCTAAAAGTTGAGCTTTTTTTCTGAGATCTAAACTTTTGTCAATCATCTCATTCCTATCGGACAACAACTGATTGTAATACTGATGTGCATTTTTAATTTGCTCATCAATTGTATCTTTTGTCTCAGTATCTGCAGTACCCATATGTTTTCTAATCCAAACTCCCATATCACCAGATACCATTACAGTACTAGTAGTTTCAATATAAGCTCCAACAATACATTTAAATTTAACTTGTTTGTTGTAACTATTTGTCCAAGCAAACATCATAGATAATTCAGGATCATTGTTAAAATTTAACTTGTGAATACCTTGAGCTATTTGACCATCTGCTGTACATCTATATTCTTCATGTAACATTCCAAACCCAGCAAGTGCTAAAGCTTGGCGAACATAATCAATCACAAATTGGTGACTGATTACTGTATATGTTGTTCCGTGTTGTGGTAACGGCACATTAATTAAATGTGCTTTGCTACATTCGCTAATTCTTTTTGGCATTATAATAAAATTAATTGTTTAGTAACTTGTTCAAGAGCATCAATCTCTTTACGGACCTTTTGAATATAATATTTTAAATTAATATTATATTCTTCAAAAGGTTTTTCTACATAATTTATAAATACAGTTTGCATCCATTGTCCTGCTTCAATTTGAATTTCTCTATCATTAGAAAAATGTGTTTTAATAATTTTACTTCCTGAATTAGAAATATAATACCTAAGTGTATGTTGAAGTTCATTTTTAATATAATCACCTTCTTTAACACAATGTTCAACAAATTTCCAATCACCTTTGATTTTAACTCCACCACAATAATCAAATATATTTTTATTTGAGTTTATATAAGTTTCTGGATCAATACCGTTAACAAAATAATTAAAAATAGTTTTAGCAACAATCAAGTTACTTTTATTTTTATGCAAATGAGAATATTTATGATTTTCTAAATCTTCCCATTCAAATCTACCTTTACATTTAGCTTTACCATCTGTATAGACACTAATATAATTATTTACATCCCAAATATACATTGCTTTATAATCAGCAAATTCTAATGTAAGTTTTGTATTAATTTCCCATTCTTTACAAATTTGTTCATATATTGGTAAATATTCTTTTTTAAATTTTAAAGTTGCACCATCTGTATTAGTTTGTAATAATAAAGCATCAGGTATTTGAACTAATAGTTTTTCAATTAACATACTTAATAAAAGCTGACCATTAATTGTAGTCTGCATTGTATAAGAACTATCAAATAACCATGAATATTCTGAGTTTGAATTACCATACGTAGCATTAGCAGCTTCTTTAAACCCTTCTATAATTGCAACATCTCTTTGATCTTTAGGTTTTAATTTTTCATTAAGTCTAACATCTACAATATCATTTTTATAAACTTGAAAAAATTCTTTTCCTAAATGTGCAGGATACATTTCATTTACACAAGCAATACTAGGATATAGTGATGCTACATCAAGATCTTTTATTATAAACTCATCATCTGCTAAATATATACCTGGCTCAATACATTGATGAATACCACCCGCACCATAAAAAAACTCATTACCTTTAAATTTTAATTGGAATTTAAAATCATTTTTAGTATCCCAAATAATTTTATCATGTAATTTTTCTAAAAAGTTTTGAAAAGGAGCTGTATCAAATCTAATATATGGGAATAATATTTCAGAAATTTTAATACCATTTCTATATGTACCATTTTCTTTTACATTTTTTTTATTTTTACCTGTAGCATCACAATATAATTTTAATAATAATTCACTACCTAACTTTGTATTAGAATAATTATAACAATTTAAATCATATTTGTTTTTAATTTTAATTCTTACATCAATCAAAGGTTTTGATAAATGCATTATTTTTTTAGTAGACTCAACATCATTAATACAATATTTGACAATAATATCAACTTCTTCTTGAGTATTTACTTTTACAGTATGATGAATAGGCATATCTTGAAGTGTTAACCAATCCATACTAAATTGAGTCCACTTTAATGATGTTCTTTTATTAGCATTGTCCCAATGATTAATTTTAAATACATCAAGTTGTTGAATACTTAATTTCCACTCAGGATATTTAGAAAACTCATTATTTTTACTTTTTGTAATAGTTTCTTGTGCATTATCATATAAATAAGTAACTAACTTATCAGTAGAACATTTTAAAAAGTAAGTTTTGTTTTCTAATATATATTGAATAATTTGAGAATCAAAACTTAACCCATTAAAACTAACATGCCATTCTTTTAATTTTATATTATTTTTTAAAAATACAATTAGTTCTTTAATATCATTTCTATTAGTTTCAGGATGTATAATAAATATTTTAGTATTATCTGTTTTAAAATCTTGGAATACTGCAACAAAAAGATTTTTCATTGTTTCTAAATCCATTACCCAATGTGTTCTCATAATTCAATTCAGTTAAGCTGTTTCCCCGTTAAATTAAAAGATACAGAGTATCACTAATGACACTCTGTAAAATTATTTAGTTTGCTTCAGATAAAATTGGTTCTTGAACACTATTTATAAAAGCATTATAATCAAATGCAGAAGCATTAATTCCAAAAAGATTAATTAAATCTTCAATAGCAATTTTGTCTTCAACATAATACTCTTGAAAAACTTCAATTTTGTTTCTTTCTTCTTTAAAATTTCTACCATTCATTCTTTTTGTTTTAGATGCAATTGGATCACCATTTTCATCCATTTTAGGTAGCATATGTAAACTTTGTTTAGTAATTTTTGATATTATTACAAATACTTTTGTAGCTGGATCAAAAATACATTCTACATATGGACATTCCGTCACAATAGGTATTAATCTAAAAGTTTGTGTTTCATTCCAAGTTGCTTGGACAATCATCATTGAATTTTTCATTTATTTTAATTATTAGTTAACAAATTTATTTTATTTTTTTCAATAGATTCTAAATTAGCAATTTCTTGTTGCAACATTTCTTGCTCCAAATCAAATTTACTACATAACTCACCTACTGATTTTAGTAATTCCACATCAACATTTAAAAATTCAGCATACATACTATAAAACTTTTCAGGGTATAAATAGCTTTTAATATATTGAAAATTACCACCGTGTGGATCAAAAAAGTTTAAAATTTTTTCTTTTAAATTCAGATTTAATTGGCTATATTTTCCATTTAAAAAATTATGCCAATCATTTGTCAAATCAGAAAAATCAAATGTAAATATGCTAATGTTAGATTCTAACTTAATGTACCCAAATAGTCTTGGGTGTTTAAGTAAAACTGATTTTACAAACATTTCAAAAAGATTGGAATCATCATTTTCATACACACATATTAATTTCATATCCTCAGAGGAGATCTCATTTTCTTTCCATGAAATATAAGATGCTACCGGAACATAAGCTGCTCCTCTTTTTATTCCCAAGAGCGGATAAATAAACACTTGGGATTTTTGGAAATATTTCCTATACACTGAATTTAAAGCCATAATACTTACAATTTTACATTATTAACAACTAATGAATATGGTAAGTCATATCTTTTATTGTCATAATGCCACTTAACAGTTTTCACTATTTCATTAAAAGACTCCTTCCATTTTTCTAAAGTTTCTTGACTAACTTGAAATGGATAAACTAAATTATATTTATCAATAACAATAAATGTTACTTGAAATTTCCAATCAAATTTATCTTCTTTATCAGCAAGATATTTGTTGTTTGCAAGAATAGTATAAATAACGGCTTGCATCCAATATTTATAAAATTCCACAGTTTCTGGAAAATTTTGAATTGCTTTTGATGTAGTTTTGAGATCATTAATAAATATAGTTTTAGATTCAGAATCAACAACTATATGATCAAGAACTCCATGAAGACCAAAGTTTAATTTAGGGTTGTTATACTCTAAATGCAATTCACTTTCTACAACAAGATGATTATCTTCAGGTTGTCTATCTAATTGTAATAAAGACCTAACATCTTTATTATTTCTTAAAATTTCAACCTGAACTCTGCAGCCACTCAGAGTTTCTTGATCCACAACAGTTTTACCCATGCTATTTTTCAAAAATTCAAAATAAGTCTTGTTTTCTTCTGTAAGAATTTTGTCAATCCTTTGCTGATCTGTTTTGAGAGTTTGGTAAAGATTAGCTGTGAGAAGTAGGTTGAGGATGTCTTGAGAGTAGTCTTCCAAAGATAATGAATTATTACTAATTGACAAGTGAATTTTAAATATATCACTAATAATTTTTCTTTGACTATCTGTTGGTATTTTACCAGGTAATTCTAAGAAATTCTCATCAAACTTTTCTTCTTCAAATAGTAAACAATGTAGAACACGACCTGCAACTAAGTGTGCATCTGTAGAGTCTTCCCTTTGATTAAGAACATAATGATTATAAAAAACTACAGGTGAAAATAATAACTTATTTATTCCACTATAACTGAAGTAAAACTTCTTCCTATAGAACTTATCAAGTTCTTCATTAGAACCAATCAACATTTGACTCATCTTCTTCTTTTATTACTGGGTTGATATCTACTTGCTCTTCTATATCTTTAATATCTTCAATTGTATTTTCTACAAAGGGTAAGACATTCTCTTCTCTTACTGTTTCTATTACTCTTACTGTTTCTTCAGATTCATGAATAACATTTATATTTTTTAATTCAAGAGAAATATTTTCTTCTACACTTTCTATATTTAAACTTTCAATGTTTATATCTTCTACAAACACTTCTTTTTCAATTACTGGTATATAATCATTTTGTATAGAAAACACATAATTTTGATTTAATATATTATGTATTTCATCTGTAACAGTAATATTTTTTACTTGAAAATAATCTGTATTACCACTTTGTTGAATCTCTTTACTGTAATGATTCATTAATATATCTAACTTATCTGCAGTAAGGACATTAAAAGTTTTTAAAGATTTAATAATATCATCAATATCTGTACTATATCTATACTTTTCTTTTCCAATTAAAGAACACAAACTTTTAAAGTTTACATGATTTCTTGTATGGCTATCATAAATATTATATGAATGATCTTTAAACAACATTTCAATAAAAAGTAAACTTTCATTAACATTTGAATTAGCCATAATTTCCATTGCCAAAACATGATTGTCTCTATCATTACTATCAAGCATGTTTGTTAACTGACCAAACATCTCATAATCAATTATTACATTTTTAGAATTAATTGCAGATGACAATGCATTAACATTATAAATTGTTAGTGTTTCTAAAGTTTCAATTTCATTAATATATTCATTATCAATTACTTTATATGTATTTGAATCATCAAAACTATCAATAATATTAATTTTATTGTTATTTATAATTTCTTTTAAATTTTTTAAAGTTGAATAATTATAATAAATATTTAATTCATCATTATTTAATGCATGTGCTTCAATTATATCTTTTACATCTGATATATCTGTAGGATCAATTTGAAAAGCACTTGATAAATAAGGTATTAATTTATTAAATTCAGCTACTGGTAAATTATATACCCACATATTACTTGAAACAAAATATTCTTCTTGTGTTTTATCACAACCAAAAATATAATCAGCTACATTAAGATCTCTTACTGTTTTAGTACCATTATCTTCATTAAATTGTTTAACCTTTACTCTAGGGACATTAACACCAGGTAAAAGATATATTTTATCACCTTTTTTTGGTACAAAATCTAATGTTTCAATATTAAACAATTGTTCTTGTGAACCTATCATATATTTTAAATCAACATTAAAAATATTATAATCTAAATTTATTAAAATTTTTGCTTTCATTTTTTAAATATAAAAAGATAGGGATATATATTATCCCTATCAAAATTAATAATTAAGTTAACTGTTTTTTACAGGGAACTGGTTTACCTTTTTTATTTAACTGACATCTTTACTACATTAGCATTCATCATCAATGGAGCAAATTTAACTTTGTTACCATTGATTAATTCTTTGATGATGTAATATTGCAAATCATCAGTAAAAGAATCACAATCTGTAGTAAGCTTAATAATTCTTTCAATCATTGATTTATTAATAGAATTTTTTTCTGAGTAAGTCAAACTATAATTAATAATTCTTGTTGCAACTACACTAGATAAATCAGCACGGAACTCATCATCTGTTCCTATAGAAGACTTAAGTGTGTTTAACACATACTGCTCATCTTTTTCAAAAATATCTTTAGGTGCTATAATTTTATCTAATTTATTATTAATAAACATAGTAAACATAGTTGCAAATTCAGGACCTACTGAACCTTCACCAATCATTTGAATAAGTGGTAAAGTTTTTGAAAAATCTTCTATTGAACTAATTGATTTGAAAAAATTTACAATTGATCTTGGATTAACAGATTGAGTTACTAATTCAGGATGTAATAAAAGAAAATTAATAGTTCTGCTATCTAAATCTTTCTTTTCAGCCCATTTACCCCATACATTTGAATCAAATTTTAATTCAACTGTAATGTATCTAGTTTTTTGAGCAATATCAAGACTTGTAACATAATAATCTCCAGTATCAGGATTTGATGTAAGAATAATTGACCATTTTTTTGGTAATTTCCAAGAAGCATATGTTTGTTGATCACACAACTCCATAACAGCTTGTTGAAATCTCATATCAGCTCTAGAAAAATCATCAATTAATAAAATACCACCTTCACCTTTACCATGAACCCATTCAGGAATAGCATGTGACATTCTTTTATTAGTCACTTTATACCCTTTTTTCATAGCAGCATCAATTTGATGCTCATTAATCCACATTTTCTTACCTTCAGAATTTTCTATTTCAAATTCTTTAACAGGAAAACCAATTAAATCACCTAATTCTTCAAGTTGAGATAAATTAATTTTAATAAAATCTAAATTTAATTCTTCAGCTAATTGTTTTACACAAGATGTTTTACCTAAACCAGCTTCACCAATACAGTTTACAGTTACAGGAACTTCTCCTTTTTCTTGAATAACAGTATTATTCACAATCATATATTTCATAAAATTTTTAAACTCTTCTGTGTTCAATTGTACTTGTTGTGCACTCATCTTTTTTAATTTTTAATTTTTTATAACTCTAATTTAATCACTTTACCAGGAAGTGATGCATTCATTTCTGATCTTTCAGAAATCACCCATAAAATAGGTTTTTTTGGTTTTATACTAGTATTACATTCACCATCTGTAAAATACACCAGATTTGTAAACTTTCTGTCATTAGCAATATAATATTCTAAAACAGGATCAAAACTTGTACCACCTCTACCTTTTACAGCAATTTCATTTTTACCTTTATAAGATTCAATACTATTAATATTAGTATCACATTGAATAATTGTGATATCAACACCTGATTTATAAATATGATGAATTTCATTCATAAACTCTTTAAGTTCTTCATCACATACTGATCCAGATGTATCAATAGCCAACAACATATGTTGTTTCATTTTAATTTTAAGTCCAGGAAATTCACTAAATCTTTTATTTTCTTTTCTCCTAACTTTTTTAGTATATATTTTAGTACTGATTCCTGTAAATCTTCTAATGTAACCTCTCCAATCAAACTTAGGTGGAATAAATTCTTCAACTTTAATAAGTTCTTCTATTTCACCAGGTATTCTACCATGTTTTTTACTAGTTTGTTTTTTAGCTTCATTAAGAATGCCAGTGATTTGTTTATCAATAAGTTTTTGCTCTGCTTCACTTATATTTTCAAATTCACCCCATGTAGCATGTTCATCACCAGAACCCATTCCTTGTTCCATTTGATCAAGTAATTGATCTAAAGCTTCTGAACCTGAAGTACCATTTTGTTCTTTTTCTTTTTGTCCATCCTTCAGCTTCCTATAGTAGTACTTAGTACCAGCTTTTCTTTCAAGGTTTAACTCATGATAATCATCAATCATTATACCTCTCATAGGTAGCTTAGATTCAATTTCTTTTAATTCTTCTGGTGTAGCATTATTATCTTTTGCTTGTTTATACTCAGCCAATACAACATCTTTAAGAGCTGTATATTCATCTGTAGTATAATCACCACCAGGTAACCATGTATTATCTATATACTGGTTAATTTCCATATCCATTGCAATATTAGCCATCTTTCTATCAGCAAAACTGTGATAGACTGTTAAATGACCAAATGCAATATGTAAGAGCTCATGTTTTAATAAACCTAATCTATGTAAATCAGTTAATTCACACCAGAAAGTCTCATTAATTGCTAACTGGTAGTTTATTCCATTTTTACTTACTCCTGCTGTAGGAATATCATTTCTCCAATGTTTATTTAAATGTATTAAGAAATACCCATAATAAGGGTCTTTAAGCATAAGGTCTTTACTAGCCCTGCTTAATAAATCTACTTTACTCATAAATTTTTTTTATTTGAATTTCATTTACAAAATCATACCCATATTCATTTAAACCTTTTTTTATATTAGAAAAATATAATTCAAAATACAATTCAATACAAGAAGATTGAAGAGAATTATTATTTAAAATAATATATAATAATGTTAAACTTTTAGCACTATCTTTTAAAGCTATTAATAAATGATTACCAAATCTTTTATAAAGTTCATCATAACAAGTAGTATTTACCCAAAATTCTTTAGGTTTATTAGAAAAAATCATAATAATAAATGCCCATTGAATATTTTGATCAAGATTATTTGTTTCTAATAATGTTTTACCTATTTCTTGATTACTTTCATCACTAGAGTTAATCATTGCAATCAGATTCTTACATTCATCTTTATTAAAAATCATTTTAATGTTATTGAATAATTTAATTTATCAGTTGGATAACCCCAACTCTTCATACTTTTCTTTAAAGTTTCAACATGCAATTGTAAAAATAAATCTACTACATCAGTTTCAGCATTTAAATCAAGTAGTGTTGATAAAACATTATTGATAGTAGGTTTATATTCACTATATATATTTGTGCTTTTTATAAATTTAATAACATTAGGTATTTCTTTTTCCCAATAACTATTATTTTTATTACTTTCTACATACAATAAAATTATAAATATTTTAGATTTATCAACATTACAATTATTTATTATTTCATTTGCAACTACATGATTACTAGTATCAGTTGATGCATACATATCCATTATACTTTTAACATGTTCACTTGTCAATATTACTTTTTTCATAATTATAATTTTGATATTACTAAATAATTTGCATATGCATCTTCATATGTCATAGCCCAGATTCTGTAGCCATCAATCTCAAATAATTGTTTTTCCATCAGTCTTCTTTTTTACTTTATTAATAAATTCAGGAAAAGCTATAAACCAAAGAGCATATAAACCCATGCAGGTTAACAACAATAAACTTATTCCTAGTATGACCAATACTATTATTCCTATAACTTTCATAATTCTTCTATTTTAGTATTATATAATTCTTCATGATACTTTTTCCACATGGGTATAGGTACTCTATAGTATTTAGGATCACCAGGAATTGAAACTTCACCTGAATCATAATAGTTAAATGCAGGATTGTAATCAGGGTTTTTTTTAAACCAGATAGCAGAAGCTTCTCTAATTTTAGAATACCATTCTTCTTTTCTTACTTCTTCCATTAGTCTTCTTTCTTAATAACACCATCTATGTTTATTACTTTTGGTCCAAATTTTTCTACATCAACACCTTTTACCTTTATTAAAAATTCTTTGTATTCAGCAGTAGTTATTGAATGTAAACCTTCATATAGTTCTTTAGAATCAAATATTTTTTTAACAGCTCCTAAAAGGTTTACTGTATTCATATACATTTCACCCATAAATGAGTCATCTCTATTAAAAATAGATGGGTCTAATGCCAATGTGGTAACTTTTTCATCATTGCTATCTCTTGTAAGAGCAAACTCTAATGATAAACTTGGCTCATCAGGATTTGCTTCATTTGTGAAAACCACTTTGATTTTCTCATTTTCCAGTCTAATAATTTTTTGTTCTTCTTTCATCAGTCTTCAATTTTTAAAGTTTTAATTGCCCATAATTCAGGTTTTCCAGATTCTAACATCTTAACCCATTCTTTTGCACTTGGAATATATCCGTTACAATCTTCTTTTACATGAAGTTCTGCAACATATCTTGTATATACAGTTTTATTATCAGAATTTATAAAACTTATTCCAAATACTTTTTCACATTCAAATATACCTTCACTATGATGTCTAAACATTCTGTGTTTACTATGACCTATCCAAGCCTTAGTTTCATCAAACCATTCATGAATTGCTTGATAATCAGATATTTGACCTCCAAACTTTCTAACAGATGTTTTGCAATGCATTAAAGGATGTGCCATTATTTTTTATTTTTTTCAAATAAATTACCAATATGATTAAACTCTTCATAATCAGTTACTCTTATATTATTTTCAATTACATAAGTACCTTTTTCTACATCAATATTTACATAACCCCAACCACCATCATTATTCCACCAGTCTTCTATATCATCTAATAACATCTCTTGACAGTATTCTTCAATTAATGAATATAATTCTGAGTTATATTTTTGTAAATCATCACCTGTTTCATCATCCCAACTACGTAATTCTTCAAATTCAATATCTGAATTTCTTGAAGTTTTTATATATTCAATAGCACCACTATCTCCACAACCTTGATAGTATACACAAACTTTTTTAACATTATGATTAATTAAACCAATCATAATTGATTCTAATTTATTCTCATTCATAACTATTTATTATTTAAAGGTTACTAATTTCCAAGTACTTATTGTACTTTCTAGTTATATATACATCCATTTATATCCTACTGCTGTTGATTGATTCTCATTAGTTAAGCATTTATAAATTGAACCCGGAGAAACTTTCAGATAATCAGCAGCTTCCTTTACAGTTTTAAATTTTCTAAGTTCTTCTTCTGTAATTTTATCAAGCATTTTAACTCTAAAAGGAAGAGCAAGTTCATAATTTAAGTATTTAGAATAAGACCATCTGTGTTGTAAACCACTGTTAAAGTTTATATTTTCTTTACAATGTTTAGTAATTGTTGATACTGCAACACCTGTTATTTTACTTGCTTCAATAATGCTTTTATACTCTCCAACTAACAAACCTTCTAAGTTATACTGATAAACTTTAATATTTCTATTAGGATTATTTCTCATTTTTTCTTTAGTAAACTCAGTATGTTTAAACTTAATTTTATTAGCTTTCATCTTTTGAATATGTTCTAAAGAATACTTTCTACCTAACATGGATAATTTAGCTTTTTCTCTACTTTTTTCAGATACTATTCTACCCTTACTTTTTTCTGAAATTTTTAGTCTAGTTTCTTTGGTAAGTATAACTTTTTTTCCACAGTTTTTACCATGATATTTACAATAATTAGGATAATTTATTTCCTTACCACAAGTTAAACATTTAACTAACTTACTATTTCCTTTAACAAATTTTGCTATTTCTATTTTTGAGGGGTTTCTTACAGGATGCTTTGGATCTCCAGGTTCAATATTATAACCTATAGTTCTATTAGTAAGTTTATGTAATGTTATATAAAAATGTTCTCTTTCACATAACTTATCTTTTGAGCATTCTTCAACAATAATAAAATCAAAACTATTTTCATTGTATTTATTCCAAGCATATTGTAAATGTTTGTTTGCATGCAAGTTTCTTCTAAGTTGTGATTTATGACTATACCATCTAGCTTGTATATTAGTAGAATAACCAATATAAAATTTACCTGTGATCTTATTCAAGATCTTATAAATACCTGTTTTCATATTAGAAACTAAATTTTAATGTAAAGATAAGGTGTTTTACATTAAAAACAACTAAAACTTTATGTTTCCTCTATAAAATCTTCCTAAAATGTTAGAGTTTAAATATTTATCATCTAATATACAATCATTACAAAATAAGTATTTGCATTCATAATAGGTAAGTTCCATACTTGAATAACATATTTTAAGTATTTCTCTTTTTATTGTCACACTTTGCTTATGTGCTTGCTTTAGTACTGTATTTGAACTGTAATAATTAAGAAAATCAGGTCTAATAACCCTAGTATACTTTTTAAGTCTTTTATCAGTACTCATAGCCAAAGCTTTCTTACCTAAAGGTCTTTTTATATTAGCAAAAAAGTTTTTCTTACCTATGTAAGAAACAGATTTACCATCTATTATAGCTGACATAAGATAGATAAATCCTATTCCTCCTTCTGGAATGTCTAATTCTCCAAATACTTTTCCTTTGTATGTCCAAAAATCCACATTCATAATTTACTTTTTATTAGATTAAATACAATGTTTCTTGTTTCTTCAATACCTCTGGCTTTAACAGTATCTGAAATGTCTTTCTCAAATGGTAATATTAAGTAGTCAAAACCATATCTTTTTTGATATGCTTTAGAAGCTTCAATTCCAGGTTCATCATTATCAAAAAGTACTATAATTTTAGTATATTTATCAATATACTTTTTCATTATATTTTCAGAAATAACAGTGTTTTCACTATCTGGAGCAATAACTTCAACATTACTAATACCAAAAGTTTTAAAAGACATAATATCTTTTAGAGATTTAGTAAGAATAAGATACTTAGATTCAAAAGTAACTTGTTCAGAACCTTGAATATAATCAAAGACTTTAATAAACTTACTTACTTTGTTTTTTGGTTGATAAATTTTATATAGTGTACCATCATTTTTAAAATAACCATATGTATAGTTATTTTCAAATCTAAGTTCTTTTACAATACCATCATTATCAGTTTTACTAAGTATAAAATATTGTAAAGGTTGAACATTGTGTTGACTTAACATTTTAGAACCTATTTTGTAACTCATCCAAAAATCTTGATCAAGATTATTCCAGTATCTAATTTCATAATCAGTAACTTCATATCTACTTTCAAGTTTAAACTCTCTAGGTGTAATATTATTTTTAGATATATAATCAGAATAGTCATTCATTATTTTTCTAACAGCTATACCTCTAGATTCAAGATTATAATATAACATTACAAATTCAATTGCATCACCAGATTTACTTGAAGAAAAATCTTTAAAAGTATAATTACCTAATTTGTTACAATATATACAAAAAGATGCTGTTTTCTCATTAGTAAATACAGATCTAATTTTAATATCTTGACCAGTTAACTTTTCTGTTAAATTTAAATAAAATTCAAATATCCATTCTCTTGGTATTTGATTTAAATCACTTATAATACTAGTAGTTGAAATCATACATAAAAAATTAAATTAAAAAAGGGGCTTTTTACACCCCTTATTTTAAAAATTAACAATTTTTAATCTAAGCTAAAATCAGAAGCATTTTTAGTTGGAATTGAAAATTCAGTGTTTTCACCAAATTCTTTTTTCTCAACTATTTCTAATTTTTTAAGGTGTTTAGCTTCATTATACTCAACAATTTTAGTTGATTCAAGATCTGCATAAGCATATTTATTTCCTTCACCTTTTGGTAAAAATAAATCATAGTTAGTATATCCAGTTTTACCCATGTATTCTTTACCAGCTACACACCATTTAAGATATTTGTCTTTAATTGGAGCATTTTCACTGAAATTTTTAACAAAATCTTCAATAAGATTAAATTTATTATCTTGAGCAATAAACCATTCATCCATATCAAGACTATGTGCTAAATTCTTTAAGAAAATCATAATAGATCTGTCTCTTTGAATTTTGATACCAGATTTAGTTTCACCATCAGCAAATGCATATTGACTAGCTTTTACTCTACCAATTTGACCAGCATAATGACCTTTACTTTCATCATCTTTATCAACCATAAATCCTTCAAAATCATCTATAGCTGGAGTTTCTACATTTATCATCAAATGATACGCACCTGGAATAAATGAAAAATCTTCTAAATGAATAGAATTAATTTTTAAAATTTGATTACCTGGAGATATTGTTTTAGGCATCCCAGTGCCTGTTCCTAGATCAGTTGTACTTAAACTCATTTTTTTACTTTTTTTTATTTATTAAACATTTATATATATACTTCATTCCAAGACACTTTTAATGTCCCATCAGTTGAATCAGCAATTACTATTTCTTTATTTCTTAAGTGTTCTGGTCTTGCACCACAAGTTACTTCATCATTAGTTTTAAAACTAAGTATAGTTTTAGTACCTTTTCGGAATAAATAACCTATTGCATCTGCATTAGCACAAACTAAAGATTTCAGTTTACCTGACAAATCTATATTTGCTGCCATAACCATCTCACCTTTATCATCAACTTGTTTATCTTTAATATGTCCAGACAAGATTACATGATCAGCTAATGTATCTACATAATCTAACACCTGGAAAAAAGCTTGGCGAATATACAAATAACCTGCACCATTTGGAAGAGAGGTGATATTATCACCATCATAATTTTTACCCATACTTGTTTGTTTGTATAATTTTATAGCAAGTGGTTGAATCATTTCTTCTAATGCAGTTACAGTATCAATAGTAATATACTTGTATGGCATATTTGCTTCTCTAATTGCTTTTCCAGTATCTAAAAGCTGTTGCAAATTTGTTATTGGAACTTTAAGAGCTTCAATAAAGTCTGCACCATGTTCTAAATCAAATATCAAATTATCTTCAAGACCTGCATAACACGTTGTCTTACCAGTTTTAGGTTTAGAATAAATAACCAATCTTTTTGGGTTTACTCTTTCTGCCTTAATTTTTGAAGTTGGAAGTACTATACTCATGATTTTGTAATTAAATCATTTAACCATTGATTGTTACTTACAGGCTTTTTCCACATAATTGCAGCAAAATCTTGAATAGTCATTTCACTCATCAAAGGATCTTTGTGAGTCATAACTAAACTTTCTTCTGGTGTAGCAGGTTTTGTTAATAAACCTTCTGTAAAATCTGGAAAATCATTATTATTAACTAAAGAATTTTGAAGTCTTGGTAATTCTATATCAAAATCACCACCTTTCTTTTTTTCTTCAATCTCAGCAAGTCTTTTTTCAAATAAACCAAAACTTAATGTAGATCCATCAGGATTAATAGCTACTAATTCTTGCAATGGAACAGTGAATAAAGAATATTCAGCTCCTGAAGAAGATACACCACTTTTTTTATCATACTCTTCTGAGTAAAATGGATTATATCTATATTTAAACAATTGCCTGTGTTTATAAAATGGTGTGACATCTAAAATTGCTCCAGATTGATCAGTTACATTATCATAAAACTCAATATACAAATCATTACCTTTACTTAATTCAGATTCAAAAAATTGAACTTGTCTACCATATTTACCTTTTTGAAAAAAGGCTGTTTTAATCAAAAATATAGGATCAGACTCATCTATATTTTTAAAAGTTTCTATATGTTTCATATAAAACTCTTTTTCTCTTGTTTTTCTTACTGTTGTTACACTCATATTGTTGAAATTTTTGGTTTAGCTGCTGTTGGTGGTGTTGGTATTTCTACAATCCTCATTGTTGTTCTATCAAGTTTAAAAAAACTTATTCTTGTAGTACCATTTCTTGATTTAAGAAAGTGAAATACTAGTATATCTTCATCTTGAATTATAAATTTTTCAGGACCATATATTCTAATCTTTCTTACAGAAGGTTTATTAATACCCATAACCACATCAGCATGTTGTAATAAAGCATCAGACCCGTATATATCAGAATCTAACACATAATTTCCATAAACACCTTCTTCTTGTCTTTTAGGATCATCTATGTTTCTATTAAGTTGACTTAAAACAATAAATGCTATAGGATATTTCTTTTTCATCATTGTGAGGGCTTCACCTAAGCTTCCTAGCATATCAAATTTGTCTTTTTGTCCTTTACCAACTTTAAATAAAGCTGAGTGATCTATAGCAACTAACATATTGATATAAGTACCGTCATCATTTTTGTACTTATCCATTTCATAGTGTATAGTTGCACACATCTCATCTATTGTACATGCATCATAGACAACATTAATTCTGTCCATTGACTGCATATTTTGGTAATAATTAATACATTCATCATAGATTTTCTTATCTACAAGTTTTCCATCTTTACTCATTAATGTGTTGTAATCA